TTCTATCACTCCTTACCACTTTCATCTTAGGCTTCTTAAACTGTTTGTCGCATGATGTATAAGGAAGCCAATACGATCTATCTTCGTAATAATCTAAGTCGATAGGAACAAGATGAAATAATTCGTGATCGAAATCTACCCCTATCAGCATACATTCAATATCTACTTCTGGGTGCTTTTGATGCCAGATAATGATCTCACTATGTCGATAGGAGTAATGAATAAATTGATTGCGGGTCATGATTAGATCATTTTTCGTTTTTCAAAAGAGTAAGAACTTGGTTTATCTTCCGCAGATGGGCTACTGTAGAGGTAAAGGCGTAATGGTATTCACTGTATTTGCTCATTTCTAAATTGTTTTACTCTAATTAAAATACACCTCCATCACAGGCATTAAGAATAGTTTCTACTATTCTATCACTTTTCATTCTTCCATTTTCGCCCACTCCATCATTATCATCCTTATCAAGTTTCAAGATATTTAAATTTCCATCAGCAAAGAGAATCAGATTCTTAGGTTTCTTTCGCATTAATTTCTTTAGATCTTTAATCCATTCTTCTTCTTTTTTCGTTAGTTTTATTGTTTCCATTGACAATTCTTTCTGCTTTTTGAGGGTTAATACTTCTTCCCGTGCATCTTTTCACGGAGTTCGTTATACTTCATTTTCTGCTCGATGTGCCAAAGCAAATCAATATCAAGTATATCCGACAATACGAATACTTGTGTAATCGCATAATTAACCAGCTCTTCCAATGTGTATTTATAATTTGTAATATCTTTTACAATGGAATAAATATTCTCCGTAAAGGTTTTCTTCTTGGATACCACATTGACAAGTGCAAACCTGTTAAGATTCAGATTTCTCAATCCAGCCAAATCCAGTAAGCGGGTAACAGCATCGGCTAACTCTTCCTCAATTGAGCCTTTTATAGTTTCATTGTATGCGACTTCGTAACCACGTTCTTTGGGAATGTCTGGGTCTATCCCTTGACAAATGCGGCTGTTAGCAATCTTCTTATTATACCGATCAACATTGGCTCGTTTACCTTTTCTATCAGCTTCCACAGCCTCCATGAGTTCGGATATAACAAGGCAAAGACAGTGCTCGTTGCTCAATTCTTGATCGTGGAAACCGTGTTCACAAGCGGTTTTATATGCCCTATCACGGAGGGCGTTCAAATCTATTTTACTCATCTTTATTTGTTTTTCGCAAATCCTTGATAATTCTTCAAGAACTTGCAAGGGTTACTCTAATTGATTCGTACATACTTACCTGCAATATCACAGGCTCTTAATACTTCTGCATTTTCTTCACCAAAAGCGATTAAGATGCTACCGCATCCGGGTGAATCTCCACGTGTCCCATCCGGGCGAAAGAAGCGAATCCGGTTACGTAGAAACTTCATTGCCGTGGCTTTCTCGAACACGATATCTTGGAACATCTTAGAATCGCAACGATTAAAAAGCAATGCGATACCATTTCCATGCTCTGCCAATTTCCGAACGAATTGTTCAATAAGCGGACGGGAATAAGGAGGATTGAGCCATACACGACCTTTCCACTCTTGAATAAGCCCGTCATCATTCTTGTTGTACATTTGTGTAGCTGTTTTCCAAAGTGGATTAATCGGAGCGCATGGATCTAAATCAAACTTTCCTAAAGCGTCTACGATTTCCTTTGGTGTATACCATTCATCGGTAGCAGTAGCCGATCTTTCAAATTGTGTATTCATTTCTAATAATTTAATTAATTGTATTTATCAAGTAGTCCGCCAACCGGTAGACTAACAGGTAAAATAAGATGTTCACTCCTAGGAGAAGGAGGAGGTTTAGGAGTATTCTCATCTGCGGGAAGATCCTTTCAATTCGATTACATTAAACATTTCATTAATGCGATCAGCGATATACGCACCATATCGATCCTGAATCTCTTCTATAGAAAGATTGGTCGTTATATGAGTTTTACACTCGTATCTCAATTCATATCGACATTGAAGAATATACTGCATAACATTCAACTCCGTGCCAAAATGCTTAGAAGGAATAGGTTCCCTTCCTAATTCATCAAAACAGATCGTCCTAGGGATTCCACCATTGTAAGTATACAGTTCCAAATAATCCCGTCCTTTCATCGAGAACCCAGTAGCAACATAAGAGGCGGAATCAATTCTGAATCCTCCAATGGGATAATCCCCGGCATCACGTCCTCCAATAAACCATAAGTATTTATTTAGAATTTGCATTATAGTTGATTTACCGGTCCCGTAATCTCCTGTTAGCAAAAGGCCTTTCCTAGTCCCCGAATCACCTTCTGCATAGAGAAATATATCATTCATTATCTTTCTAAAAGCCCCTTCAACTTTAAATCCCGGACAAACAAAGCGGCAGCATTCAGCAAACACTTCTGCTCGTCTCTTCTTGTCATTTATCAATGTTGTAGGTGGCAGTTGTGCGGATAACAGCTTTCCTATCGGAATCGGAGTTACCGGCCTTATCCTTGTTTCCATTTCTTGCTTGATTTACAATTTCGTTATATTTTGAGTTAATTATAGCTACGCTAAAATTCTTCAATATCCAATCATCGTGTATTGATGATAACAAACTTTGAAGAGCGTACAATAGAGAATCATCATCAACAGGCATACCTTTCTGATTCCGGGAAAAACTAATCTTCTTAAGAAGTTTACTCATTGATCCAGCGTCTTTCTCGGTCCAATAGTAATCTGTGTCAAAAGTCGATTTCACATAAGATTCAAAAACAGAACGAGATTTTATATTTATCCCCTCCCCCTCGGGGGGTATGGGGGGATTATTATTATCTATTTCTTTATCTTTCTTCTTCTTATTGCCCCTAGCCTGCCCCAATTCTTCCATTTTTTTAGCCATTTTTTCAGCAGTTGCCCTTAGCTCTGCCCTTATCTCGCCCAAAGCATTGTTAAACTCGCTGATTTCTTGGATGTTATCTATGCCCCTATCTATGTCCTCACCATTGCCTTTGACAGGATTATACTCATCATAGTTGCATAAAGTTATCACAGTCATGCCTTGTTTGTTACAAGTCGTTATCATGCCTCTCTTTTTCAGTTTAGCAAGGAAATAGCGTACTTTCTTTTCAGACCATTGCCAACGCTTCATCAAAAACGATATAGATGCTGGATATTGACCTCTTGAATAAGAGATTTCCCGACCTCCGATGAGTTCGCTGTACGCCTTGTCGGTTGCCTCAAATCGTGCTGACTGAATCAAGTCAAGCCACGCTTCGCACTCCGAAAACTCACGGGCTACCTTCCACATTTCATTCGAGAAAAACCTGCGGCTTAGCCTCAAAAATCCTTCATCCATAGTTAGAATCTCACGTTTGTTAATTGTCTTCCTTTAGAGCAAACTACCCATTTACCATTACCGCTATCGAACAACCGTAAATCAGAGACTTCGCCAAAACGTTTTATGTTACCACATAAATCCACAATCCAGCCACATTCTTTGGAAGGGTGGGGGCGAATAGCCCGACCGACTATCTGATACCACATAGCAAGAGACATCGTAGGACGTGCCATAACAACAGTGTCAAGTTCCGGATAATCAAAACCTGTAGTCAATACTCCGACATTCGCCACTACTGGTATTTCCCCTGTTTTGAAATGTTGGAGAATCATTTCACGAGTGGCTTTTGGAGTGTCACCGGATACAATAGCGCAACCAGGTATTGACATCGTTAACCGTTCTGCTTCTTTCAGGAACCGGGTAAATACTAAAATGCCTTTTCTCTTACCACCTGCTTTGGGATTCATCAGTCTTTGGACGATATGAACGAGATAACCGTAGAAGTCTATCCGTTCATATTCTCGTTGAACTGATTTATCCGTATAGTCTGCACCGGTGGTATTTACTTTCAGGTTAAGTTCATTCCATCCTGAAGGATTCATTGGATAATAGTTTAGCTTTGCCAAGTAGCCCATATCTAATAGGGTTGATACTTGTACATGGTAAATGACCTCTGAAAAGACATTAGGTTTTGTCCGGGTGATGAATTTCAGCATAGAACCGAAATTACGACTGGATGATAACCGATAAGGCGTAGCTGTCAGCCCAAGAACCTTACACTTCACCGAATCGAAGAAATCCTTATACATTCCTTCTTTGGGGTTTACCAAATGACATTCATCCACAATGATGTTTTTGAAGTGAGTAAAGAGTTCGGGATGAGCTTTCACAGAACCGATGGTAGCAAATGTTATCCGGCTTATCTCCTTTGAGTTGAAAGAAGCAGAATAGATGCTACAGTCGAGAATGCCGTATGAACATAGTTTTTTGAAATTTTGCTCGAGTATTTCCTTACTCGGCTGGAATACTAAAGTATGGCCCTCAATTCTTGCAGCTATATCCGCTATGATAAGGCTCTTTCCCGACCCCGTGGGTAATACCATGATGGCATTTGTTTTCTTCGCCTTGTTATTGAAGAAAGAAACGGCTGCATCAGAGGCTTTCTGTTGATAATCACGAAGTTTGTAACTCATAACTTGGATGTGGGTTGTTTTATTAAACTTATTCTTTTCCTGTGGCGTTGTTGCTCACCCATACATTCAAGGCAGTAACTTCTATGTCTGTCTTTTTTCGTCTTGTCAACTCCAAATTTTTCAATAGGAAGTATTCTTCCACATTCGGAACATTGCTTCTCGCTTACTGATATGTAAGAAATGCGCTGCCTACAATTATGTTGTTGCTTCTTGTCGCATTGTTTACATGATGAACGAAGTCTATCCTTACGGGCATTGTCCTTTGAGAAATACTTATATGCCTTGAACTTACCGCACTTACTGCAAATTTTACCTCCATGATTCTTTGATTTGGTTTTGCTAAGAGGTATTTCAAAAAGAGTGTTCATAATCCTTTCTCCTTGCTTAGTTTATCTCCCAAAGCCTTGTAATACTTTGTGAGTTCGATTAATTCAAAATCAGTCCATTTCTTCGTTTGTGTGGCTTTCCACGCCAGTTTGTCGAAGCGTTGTTGCCCGATTTTGGCGATAAGGTTCTCACGGTAGCCAATCATGTGGTCTGCCTTGAAACGGTTGCAAAATTTACATTCGGCATTGCAATTGTCTTCGTCAAATCTTGTAGCCATGTGGGTTCTACCGTGATAATGCCCGTTGTCGAATTGGTCGAATCGTTTTACCTTTCCACAGCTGATGCAACGTATCATTCCGTTCGGCATTGCATCACGAAGCCGGATATAGCGGCTGAAAACCTTGTCGAGCTTGGCTACCAAATCCGGCTTTTTCTTTACTGTTACTCCTGCTTTATCAAACAGAGGTAAAGGCTTGTCTTTTTTCTTAGCTTTGGTTCGTTTAATGTAATACGGCATTGTTTATAATTTTAGTTTGTGATGGCAGCAGGATTCGAACCTGCAATGCTTGGCAATCTTCTACATCTTCCGTGTAACACTGGATTGGTTCGTTTTACAATGATGCCCAGTTTTCATAACATCGTAACCAAGTCTACTAAGAGTTGTCAGCGTCTACCAATTCCGCCATACCACCAACCATCTTATACTTCTATAATTACAATATCCGGTGCAATCTGTCTGATCTGCTCCAACTGTTCATCAATGACTTTATTCTTGTATTCCTCGATGGCCTCATTCGCACCGGCAGACACAAGAGATAAAGAAACATCCCGACCGTCCACATCAGCGTAAATTTCGACTTCTATCTCTTCACAGGCAAAACCTTTGAAAAGAGGGATGTTTAGTTTGAAAGATTTTGGAAGATTGGAATCAACCACCTGTGAGTAGTTATCCACCTTACTGCCATTTTCCTCCTTACTACGTTCGATGTCTTGGTTTACTTTTGCCTTGAAGTTTTTCAAAGTAGAAACAAGCATCATATTTTGCGATTTATCGGTAAAGAAAGCACGGTGCATCTTTAAGAACTTGGACAACTTAATAGGTTCCCATTTCTTTTCGGCATTGATGCCGAACTCCATCATTTCTTTGGAGGTTTTCAGTTCACCTCTGATGTCTGATTGGTAATAGTTCGTTTCGTCAACCGTCAATGCTATCCCCATCACATCACGGTTTACAATGATGTTCGACGCTTTCTGGTTGATTAATTCAATGCGCTTTTCCAACCATCTGAAAGGAGTGTCGATAGTCCCACTGATAACTACTCTTTCCGGTTCTTTGGGGTCGAGTACTACGGGTGCTTCACCCTCTCTCAATACTACTTCAATAGGCGTGCCATTATAATCTTTCGGTACAACCACGTTTAATTTGTTTTCGCTCATGATTCTGTTCCTGTTTTACGGTTAATATTAAAAATAGTTCTTTGCATTTCCTGCGGCATGATAGGACGGGAATAAACCAGCTCACCAAGTTTGTTGTAATACCCGGCCATCTTTTCTTCATGATAGAGAATTTTCACACACTCTTCATTTTCAACATATTCAGAGCCTTTCTTTATATTTTCAAGAAGTTCCTGTTTCCTTTCATTCAAAGGCTTTAACTCTGCCTTAAATGCTTCCATTGCTTCTTTTTTCTCTATCTCAATATCATTAATTTGAATTGAGGTTTCAGCAAGAGATTCTTTCTTTTGCGCTAATTCATCCGGTGTAAAACGGTGAGTATAGCCAATCTCTTCCACTGCATCGGCATTGTCCTGTAAGAACTGCCATCTATCCTTTTCGGGGATTTCTTGACCTAAAAATTTGTCCATAAAATAAAATGATTAAATAAATTCTTTGTTACGTTCAATTTCTTGCTGGGCATATACCAGCATTTGATGTTCATTAGCAGCCGGTAGATAAATATCTGCCTGTGCCGTGCTCCAATTACGAAAACGCTCAATAGATAAAGTCATTTCCCCTGTTGTCAGTTCTGCCGAACTGCGTAAATAAGTCACTTCTTCACCTTTCTTGTTGATCGTTTTGCGTTCAAACAAATCACGGTTGCAGGTTCTCTTATAGAAGTCAATTTTGGCTTCGTCAAGGCTACAACCGTACTCACTACCGAAATATCCTAAAAGAAGATGTAAGTAGCTGTTTTGGGCAAGCGTGCGGTTAGGGAGTTTCTTTTTCACTTCCACCACCGCACGTTCACTAAACAGCTTGTTTACATACTCTTTGAACTTGGGTATTTGATATTCATTCTTCAAATCGAAAATCATTCCAAACCAAATATTTTTTTATCTATAATATATTCCCGATTTTCCTCTATGAATTCTATAAACCGTTCAACATGAGCGGTAAGCAACTTAACTGTCTGCTCATGATTATATGTATAATATTCAGGATAACGAACACCGGTTATTAGGGGATTCCGACTAGTTCCGCCTTTTAAATGGAAAGCAGTATATTCAAAAGCCTTAATATTATCCATTTGACCGGATGCAATTAAACAATAGGGATATACATGTCTTTGCCATCCATGTTCATACTTTCCAAATTGATAATTAGAGGTAGATTTAATATCATAAACAACATCCCTTATTAACTCATCTATATATCCATATAATTCCACTTCTCCATAACAGGTGGGAAGTATTGCAGAAACCAATACTTGAGACAAGGCGTTAGCAAAATATTCCGACTGTTCAATACACCAGATCCTATCAAAGAGGAAATGTCTTTCTGGAGATATATCTGTGGCAGGAAAATCAACCTGAATAATATTGGTTTCTTTATCTCCAATTATAGTATATGGCTCACGTTCATTAGGAATATGGTTTTTCTTATGAATATAACAATCTATGATGGCATTAAAAGCCGTACCCTTATCTGATGCTTCACTTTCAAAGGGAACACGATTTATGGCATCTAATAGGCTTTGTTTTAGTTCTTCCTCTATCTGTTCCGGGCTCTTCTTATATTCTCCTGTTTCAGCATCAATATTCCAAAAACTTTCAACTTGTTCGTCTACTCTTAGATATTGAGTGAATTTATCAAGTAGCGTCGGATATAGTTTATACTTAGGCCGCAGGTTCATATAGATTCGATGCTTTGTTAAATTTCAAACCTAGTTTCTTACATTTTTCATTAAGTAGGATACTACCACGTAATTTACTATCAAAGACATGTGTCATATTTAAGATAGCCGTTCTTGCTTCATTGGCGGAAACCTGGTCTGTAACCTGCTCCACAGTATCACGGATTGCATCAACCACTGTATCATATACAGATGATAATTCAGTTTGTTTTGCTTGATACTCCTTATATGTAAGAATAACATTTGTCATAAAATCATTCTTTCCTGTTATTTGCCCGGAAGAATCAATAATGACAGGTATTTTTATACGTGATGGAAGATTACAAGTATTTTTACCATAAAACTTTTCACATGGATCAAAAGATATAGTTCGATCTTTTCCTATAGCTTCCATATACCCGACCAGATCAAGTTCTTTTATTAAATCTCCTGCAGATGAACCACCAATTTCTGGACGAATCTGTTTATCATCCCCATTCTTTTCTTCACGTTCATGAGCTACGAATATCACAGATTTTCCCATAAGAGAAACCTGATTCACAAAATTAATGAACATATTTTTCCGAACTCCATACCCTTGTAGAGATAACGTACCGTCATTCTTGCGCATCTTAGGATTCGTTTGTATAATGAATTTATCCATGAAAGAAAGCATTTTGCCCGCTGTATCAATAACAATAGTATCGAATTCTTTTATTTCCTCGGAGGATAATACTTCATTCGTTTCTTCCCAACTGGTTATTTGGACAGTAGGGACACGATGAGCTGCATTTACACGGTGAATACCACCGTCATAATCAAACAATACAGGATTAGGAGCACTTAATGCAAGTGTTGTTTTACCCATACCTGGTTGGCCATAAATCAGTGCTGACAATGTAGTCTTAACGGTCAGCTCGTTAGGTTTCTTAATAAGTCCCATATCTTATATTATTAAAGTGGTTAATCGAAATAAATAAAGCGCCTATCCTCACGAACTGACGCCTCCAAAATCGTATTTAAACGACAAAATTTTGTTCCTAGATACCGAACCAACGGACACTAGGATAGTATAGAACATGTAAAACTCAAATACAGAGGCTTGCACTCTACGGACTCCTTTAAATCCGGCATTGGGTTAATTAATAAATGAATGGTTATTTACGATTCTTTAAAATCTCCAAAACCTTTTTCTTGTCAATCATTATTGTACGGCCTTCTTGAATTATAGCTTTGTCTATTTTACCACTCAATTTGAGATTTTTAGCTTTACAAATAGAGCAGTCTAATAAAGAAGCGAGTCCTTTATATCCATATACATACTCTTCCTCTTCAACTATTTGGGGCTTTGGAACTAAGCTTTCAAATAATTTTTTAAATTCTCCAACTGTTAATTTAAACAGAGGGGTATCATCCAATATTCTTTCTACTCCAATCATTGTTAAATCCTCCTTACTCTTACAATGGTTTCTATTCTGGTTCTTCTTCCCCTCCTTATATCACCTTGTTCATGTAAAAGCGAGAAGGAAAATATACCAATAAACACCCAAGCGGCAGACGCACGAACTACAGGTGAAAAATCAAAAGAAAACTCTATACCAGAAAGTCTTTCATAAAATTTACGGCACAGCTCACGGCCGTTTTTAACTCGAAGAATTTGAAAAGCTTTCTGTAACTGATTATTAATAGTGCTAGATGCTCTACACTTTATTTCAGCAATTTCTTCTTTCTCCAGTCCTGAAATGTACATTTGAGTAGTAAGTTCACACTCTGGAGTAAGTTCAGTCAATATTCTTTGCATAACCGTTAAACTTTAAAATTACTTCAATCGAATAATAGAAGTATATCCCGGATGCTCTGTTTTTGAAACCCGGAACATCAGATCCATGTTGGCTTTTAATTTATTGACCAGCCTGGCTTCCCGATTTCGCCTAACAGCTTCCGATTTAATACCGGTGTGCCGTGATTCGTCAAAAGGCACTTTATAAATATCTCCCACTTTCATCATATCGAATAACTTAGTTGTTCGATATTTTTCGTCAACTATAATTTCTTTTTCCATAATATTTTTATTTATATTTATTTGTGGACAATAAAGGTATCGAACCTTTTTCTCACCCGTGCGAGTGCGTTCTAACCATTAAACTAATTGCCCGTTTGCCTGTATCACATCAGATACAGGACTTAATCGACACGAATTTTCACACATAAAACAGCTATTCTCCCGAACCGCATACCTATATCACTTTTCTTCTATCACTCTCTCTTTTTAGTCTTTTTTGGTGCTTTTCCATGTATATGGAACATAATGCAAATACAGCAAACGAAAGCCAGAATACAATATTCATTTCGTTTGCAAGCAATATTGTTAATGCGAACGATATTGCCCAAATTGCTAATAGTGGAGTACGTTTCATAAGATTAATTATTTGATTATTATTGTGGATGGTAGAGGAATCGAACCTCTCTCAATCGTGATAATTGGTTACGCAACACTAAGCTCTAACCGATAAGCTAACCATCCTTATTAAAAAGTGCACTATCTTCACAGACCGTACACTATACAACACAAACACAAAATAAAAGTTACAAAACAAAAATTTGTCTATGGAATTATTTTTCAATATTGATTTTTACACCATTGATTATCCCCAAATGCCTTAAATACACTTCATCTGGATAGACATATCTTTCATCACCGCCATGTATCCTAATGGTATGGGAACCGTCTATATGAATGCCAATGCTACCATATCCTGACGTAAACTTTTCGCCAACAAATACAAGCCTTTCAATATGAGTGAATGCATCTGAAACGCAAATAATATGGCACCCATCTGTACGAATAATACGTTTGTATTCTGGATCCATCCTTTCCTTGCATTCTTCAAGTTCTCGTATAATATCGACATCACTACCGAATCTTCTACCCTTATAAATTGGTTCAGATAACTCATAAAATCTTTGGTAATTGGTTGTTTCTACCAATTTGGCTATAATTTCTTTCATTTTTATAAATTTAAAGTGGTTGTGCCCTACCCGATTCTCGCTATCGGCTGCCGTTCAATCCGTCAGTAGGGCTATATTGTAATCAGCGTACGGACGCCTAACCCCGTTTTCTTACTGATAAAGACGATGTTTTTCAGACTGATTTTTTTCGATATATTACTTACTCACGTTGCTTCCTTCCGCTCATATCATCGCTGGTTGGCTATTACGCTATACTCCGCATCGGCTATACTGCTTATCTGCGCAGGCTACTTTAACGTGCCCTGAACACGGCTTCATTTTTGAGGGTTAAGCCTCCCATCCCGAATTAGGATTCATCGGTTTACCGTTGTGCTCGAAAGCGTTTCGCTCGCTTCTTTCGTAGATTCTAACCTAACAGAGCTTCGTATTCACTTATCAAATTGAAAAGGTAATTCATAATCCATTTCTTTGGCTTATTAAAGGCAGTCAATAACTGAACGGTCTTTTCATCTCTCTTCTCCAGATCCTTCACGTATTGATGAAGGAAAGCCAATTTCTCATTAATCTGTTCTGTACTCATAATTACCTCCAAGAGCTATCATAGTTAGTATATTTATCGGCAAAGAACGCTTTCAATACATTTCCCTTGCTTGCATTGAACACCGGCTTGAAAGACTTCTTTTCCTCTTCAACCTCTCTGTATTCTTTTTGCTGTCTCTTTGCCAGAAACCAAGCCTTTTTCAAAGCTTCACTCAAAGAGATACGACGATACGCCTTCAAGATGTGAGCGTGTTTCATTATCTCACTGTTATTGAATTTTCCGGTTTCTGTCAAAAATGTAAATGCGTTCATAATCGTATCTTTTTAATTTTAATATAAATGTACTATTGCGAATCATTTCAAAGTTGCGTATCTTTGTAACGTTTCGATGATGCAAATATACACACATTTTGTTTAATACACAATTCACATTAAACAAAATATGTGTAATAAACATTATTTAACTATTGAGAGTGGATTACACATTATTATATTATGAAACAGAACATAGCTTTAGGATTTAGTGTTGTTGCCCT